AATCGTGTGGTGTACCATATGATTTACCTGTTACTTTAGGATCGTTACCTTCTTCGGCAATCTGATTGTAACGGAAAGCACGTTTTTGGTCTTCTGCTAACAAATCTCTATACTCATCATACTCATCTTGGCTGAAGTGGAACACATTATCATAAATCCAATCAGTAGGTAACAATTTAGCTTCCATAATCTTTTGAGCCAAATCTACCTTTTGAGTTAATAATGCAATTTTTTCCTGATCGTAGATAATAGAAGGTGTAGTTAAATCTAACTCAAAGTTAGTTAATTCCTCACCTGTATAACCTTGAGAATATAAGTGTACTAAAGCAATCTTATATAATTCAGATAATGTAATACGCTGGATACGATCAATTGTACGAGCAAATCTAATGTCTTCTGCTGCTAATGTAGCTTTACCACTTAAATCTTTATCGTAACCCATAAACGCTTTGGGTACTTTAAGAGCGGCAAACAATTTATCACGTAAATAAGTAACGTCTTGAATACCATCATACTGTAAACCAGGAGCGGTTTCAATCTTAGTAGTAGTATCATTACCTCTCATTGGAATGTAAAAGTCTTCCAATAAGTTTTGCATGTTGTACTTTAAGTTATACTCACCTGTTTGGTTATCCATTAATGGAGTACGCTTCATAGTAGAAATAGTTTTCTGCATGAAGTTTTCTACCTCATTTGGAGGAATAGAACCAACGTTAATGTAGAATATACGACGATCTGGTGAACGTGAGATTCTATGAATCAACATAGCATCCTCCATCAACACGTATTGTTTGAAAATACGACGAGCTGGTTCCAAATATGAACGACCGTAAGGAAGATAGTTAACATCTGTTAACAATCTAAAGTGAGCCATTTCATAGTTGTCAAAGAAAATACCTGGTTGGTTATCAAATGTTCCTATGTTAGGAGTACCATAATAACCTGAGCCACCAGCATAAATACCTTCGGGTGAATATCTAAATCTTACAGCATTTGGATGTTCTTTATCATAATTTTCTTGTCTTTCAATGTGGTAAGCAGTATATGGAATAACATTATAAACACCATATTTTTCAGCAATTTCCATTTTAAGGAAAAAGTCACCATACTTACACATTTGGCGAATCCAAGACCACAAATTAAATTCAATGTTTAATACATCATAAAACAAGTTGTAAAGGATTTGTTGTACATCCTCGTTACTACTTTTAATATGAAGCACCTCACCCATATCGTTTTTAAGAGTAGATTCATCGGCAACAATATCAAGAGCAGAGGCAACAATAGCATCGTAATCCATGTTATCATAATCCGAATAAACCATAGTACGTAAGTACTGCCAGTTTATGTTTAATTGAGCTCCTAATAAAGAAGATGCTGCTGGGGAGTATAAACGATTGTATCTATCTACTAATGAATTAGTGGCTATATCTCCTGAACGTTGAATTGAGTCAACATCCATTACTTTTAATTCGTTGCCACCCTGATTACGGATGATGACGTCTGTTGAAAACAGTCGTTGTAATCGGGTGAATAAACTTCTATCTGCCATTTTTATGTTTTGTTATATACTATAAATATTTACAAAATCCAACTAATATCCTCCATTCCATGATCTGTTTGTATGGTATATGGATTTTTTACTTGGTTTGGATTATAAGCGCCAATATACGAAGTTTTACTCATATTGCCTAGTGTAGCGCGAGTCATGTCGTGGGCTTGTTGTTGGAATTTTAATGACGTATCTCTTAAAAACATAGCAATACCAAACGGCATAACTAAATCATCATTGTATCCAATTTGTGCTTCTGGTCTACCGTTTTTCCATACAAATACTTTCATTTCTTCAACTAAACGTCTTGAACGAATTGTTACGGAACGATCACCAACAAATTCACGGAATTTATTCACAATTAACGGTCTAGTACGCATTGACATTGTAAATCCAGGGGTCATATCGGATGAACCCTCATATGTCTTTAAATACGACTCTGCTGTAAGTTGGTCTGATTTGGGTGATTGGTATAGGTTACGATAACCTCTTTCAATTACAGCATCAATAGTTGCCCATCCAATAGAGGCGTTTTCAATTACTAATAATGCTTGATTATATTCTGTGGCAACACCTACTAGAAAATATCCAAATTCTTTAGTAGGTAATTGTCCTCTATATTCTGCAACTTGTGTGTTAGTCATAATATCAATGACGTGACAAGTTGAAAAATCTTTACCGTCACCTCTAGCTACGTCAGCTACTACCATATAATCTCTTGTATAGTCTGCTGGTTCCCATATCCAGAAGTTCTGGTCAGCGCCTCTCCTTTCGAGAGGATCTTTTATTGTTGTTTGGGTGATAAATTCTAACCATTCATTGTAGAATACTACATCACCTGATGTACTAAAATCACAGTCACACTCCTGTGCTGCTAATCTAGGATCTCCTAATAATTCATCTTGACGTTTTCTCCAGTTTTCATCTCGTTCAGGGTGAACGTACCAAGGTAATTTAATAGGTAAAAAATCATTTTCAGCATTTTCTGCTGAAACCCATGTTTTATGAAACCAGTTACCTGTTCCAAAGGGAGTTGATAATACAATAGCACCACCACCCGTTGCTAGGGTTTGTTGAGCTGAGGCCCAAATTTCACCAATTTGTTCAATGAAAGCTGCCTCATCCACAATCAACAAAGAAACGGCTTCTGAACGACCTGCATCACTTGATGCTGAGGTTGCTTTAATTTGAGATCCGTTATTTAATCTTAGTGTTAATTTGTTATGTTCGTCTGCTGGTATTTTAAGCCATGAAGGTAAGTTATCAAACATGAATTTAACTTTCGTTACCATGTTTTTAGCTGTTTCTTGCTTGGTTGCAATACACAACACGTTTTTATCTTTATGAAATAACATTAACCATAAAGAATAACCTGCGGCTAATGTTGAAATACCTAACTGACGAGACTTTAATACAATTGAGTAAGGATTATCTCTAAATAAACGTAATGTTTTTTCTTGGAAAGGATATAAATTGAATATTACTCGACCTCTTTGTGGGTGCTGAATATTGCAATATTTTTTCATAAAGTGAGCCGGATCTTGGGCACACTTAATGTATTCTTCTCTTATTATTTGTTTTAAATCTTGACTCATAAATTATAGTGCCAAAGATAAAATCAAACCTATAGTAGCTATTAAAACTGCTGCTTTAGCACCTCTAATTTTATCTTCTAGATCTGTTATTTTTTTATCTCTCTCGTTAATCATTCCGTCTTTAGAAGTAATAATACCTTTTAAGTCTTTTACTTTATCTTCTAAAATTAATCGAGTAGTATCACAAATAAACAAAGCTGTATCCTGTCTAAGGATAACTTTTTTCATTGAGGAAATAGAATCACGAGCTACTACTAATTCTTTTTTAAGATTATCTCTATCGGTTTTAACCAATAAAGCATTTTTTAAGGATTTAATAGGAACTATTACTGTTGAATCACTTAAACGCTGCTGTGAACTCGCTGATGATATCATCATCAGACATATTATTAATACGATTATGTTCTTGCTCATATTGTTTTTTATATTTTTTTGCTTTTTCAGCAATATCTGCTAACTTGGCTTTATCTATGATAATCAAAGAATCTAAAATCTTTCTAGTAGAATCTAAAGTAGAAATCATAGTATCTTTTTTACCAATTTCTAGCTGGAGGGAATCAATTGTTTTTTGGTATTGTTTATCTTTATCAGATGAATAACCTTGTTTGTAAGTAAATAACCCATAGATTAATATACCTAACAAACACGCTATAACCAATTGCAAAATAATTTTTTTCATATTATCCAATCAAATCACCAGTATCAATTTTAACGTCTCTTTCTTTAAACGCTTTAACTAATTCTGGTTTCTTAATAAATTGTTTTAGGGCAGCCATTTTTTTAGTACGCTCATCTCCCTTTTCCATATCTTTAATTTTCTTAACTAATGTAGATAATTTAGTTTTAAAGTCTTGGAAATCATCATTACTAATTTTAAATTTAGAAACGGTTTTTACTTTTTCCTTTTCTAATTCTGCTTTAGTAGGTTCTCTATCTTCGTCTTCTTCCTCTAAAGTAACGCTTTCACCTGCTTTTAAAGTATTAATTGCTGATGCTTTGTCTTTTATTTTTGAAAAGTTAGGATCTTTTTGAAGATCAGCTACTGCTCCTGCCCCAACGTATGTTGCCTCATCTACTTCAGATAAAATTTCTACAATGTATTCTTTGATTTCTGCTTTTAACTCAGATTTTTTCATGATTATAAATATTAACCAAAAATTGTCTCTTTCATCTTTGCAATACGTTCCTCTGTTGTACCCTTTAATTCAACTAAATTTTTAATCTTATGATTACTTCTATATAACAATAACTTAATTATACTATCAATAGTTTCTCTATATTTTAAATCTGTTTCACGAACTCCATTATCTTCCATCTCAACTCCTTCAGGAGAAACATAAAATACATAATCATATTCTCCAACTAATTTATGAGCAGCATCACAAAATGCCTCTGCATCATAATACTCAATTGACTTAGCTGCTTTAGTAAATGCCATAACATCAATTACAGTTCTATCTGTAATAATATTTTCATTCATTAACTCAGCACAACGTTCAGCTAAAAATACAAACTGACCTTTCAATGTAGAATCAGTATTCAATGGAATACCTAAATCACGTAAATACTTAGAACGCTCAGTAGCAAAATTATACTTTTCAAACTCAGGCAAAGACATTAAAGCATTTACCAATGTAGTTTTACCTACACTCATTGTACCACACAATCCTATTTTCATATTAGTTTCTATTTTGACCTGCTTGACCCATAGCTGTCTTGTACCAAGGCAAACCCTCACGATTACGACGAGCTTCTTTCCAACCATCTTCTGTATACTGAATACCATGAAGATGATATTCACGTTTACGATTATCTCCTTCCGGAATCAATGCTGGACCTTCCCAATTATGAAGTTTACCTTCCCAAACATAGGCAATAGTACCATCTGCTTTAGTTAGTTTTCTACTTGGTTCGTATTTAGTTTTCATGCTTGTAATGTAATAAAAATTCTTTGATTTTCCAAATTATTTCCAATTAATAATATCTCCTTGAATATTATCCCAAGGACATTCTGTTTTAATCAGTTTTTTAACTGATAAAATACCTTGTGCTCCTGAAACTGTAATACCACGAGCTGATAAAGCATCACCTACAAAGTGAACATTTGGATAATCTACAAGAGCCAAATCGCTTGGATAAACTAATGGTTCAGGGGAAAGATATTTTACCTCAGGAACATAAACACCCCAATCATCTTGAAGTGTTGGGAAT